ATGAGCGGAGCCGCGCAATATCGCAGTCGAACGAACACAGAGGATGGGCGGATCATCATCACCGGTACCGGCCGCGCCGGCACGACATTGCTCGTACAGTTCTTTACGGCGTTAGGGTTCAATACTGGCTTCACGCTTGAAGAAGCATTCGGGAGGGTTGATGGATTTTCCCAGGCTGGCCTAGAACGCCATCTTGTGGTTGACGACAACCCTTATGTGATTAAGTCACCGGAATATTCGGATCACCTTTTGGAAGCTCTCGACAACAAGAGCATCGATATTTTCTCAGCCATCGTCCCAATGCGCGCCCTGCACGATGCAGCGGAAAGCCGCCGGCGTGTGCACAAAGCTGGCGTGGCGTGGGGCTCGCTTTGGAAGACTGATGACCCCGACCAACAGGAAGACATCTTGGCAACGCAGTTTTTCAAAGCTGTTTACGCCCTGACGAAACATGGCGTTCCGACCTACTTCCTAGACTTTCCGCGCTTTGCCTACGACTTCCACTATTTTCATGGTGTGATGATGCCATTGTTTGTTCTCCATGGCGTCAGCGAGCAGGAAGCCGAAACGGCTTATTTCAAAGCCGTCGACCGGACAAAAATACACACTTTTTCGAACTAGATTTGCCGCTGATGTTTGACTAACGTGCTCGCCACTCCACAGGGGGAACAAAATGGATACCGTTTCTGAGGCCAATAAGCTTCGTCAGCATGCCGCCGATCTGCAAAAACGCATCGAAGGCGGCGAAAATCTTCAAACAGAATTTTATCACGTCGCGAAAAGCTTAGCGATTCTCGATAACATCAATGACTTTTCTCGCTCGCAACAGACCGCGCGCCAACCGGAATAATCAAAATGATCCATAACGATCTGATCTTCGACATCGGCATGTCGGAGGGGAACGATACTGCGTTCTATCTCGCCAAGGGTTTTCGTGTTGTTGGGGTTGAAGCAGATCCCGTCGTCTACAAAACGCTCGTTGAGCGCTTCGCCTCCGAAATAGGTTCGGGCCGGCTCACAGTCATTCACAAGGCTGCAGCCGATGTCAGCGGGAACAAGATCAAGTTCCTGCACAACGATATCCAGCAAGGCATATCCGGCACGTCAAGGCATCCCCATATTGCAGACGGCTACACGGAATTTGAAGTCGAGACGATATGTTGGAATGACATTATCGCAGCCCATGGTGTCCCGCACTATTGCAAGGTCGACATCGAGGGCCAGGAAAAACCTTTCCTTGAGCAGATCGTAGGCCAGCGCGAAATCCCTCACTTTTTCTCTGTCGAGTGCCACGAACTGGCCCCGGTCGAGATGTTGCAGAAAATCGGCTATCGCTTGTTCAAGCTGATCGATCAGACGCCGTTAGGTGGGTTCGTCAACGTCAATCCTCCGCAAGAGGGTTCGTATGTCGAAAACCCGAACTGGCACCATACGTCTGGCCCCTTTGGCAATGAGCTTCCCGGCCTCTGGACCATCTATGATCAATTCGTCTCGGCATTCCACGCTGCTGTGCCACTTCGCCACCAGGGCCATTGGTTCGACTGCCATGCAAAGGCATCTTAATGCTGACTGTTGGCGCTATCGCTAAAAATGAAGGCAAGTACATCGTCGAGTGGCTTGCCTATCATCTCGCAATCGGAGTCGATCGGTTCATCATTTTCTCGAACGAAAGCGAAGACGATCAGATCCCGTTGCTGCGTAAAATAGCGGCGGCCGATGCGAGAGTGACCGTCATTGATTGGCCGTCGCCGCTTAACACATCGCCGCAAATCGCAGCCTACCGGCACGCGCTAACAATGATTTCGACAGAGTGGGTGGCGTTCTTCGATATTGATGAATATCTCGTGCCGACAGAGCATCTGACGATCCGCGACTACCTCAAAACCGTGCCTGCCGATGTGGGCTCGATCCATGTCAATTGGCGCAATTTCGGCTCTGGAAATCTGATCGACCCCAACTATTCGCTCGTGACGCGCGCTTTCATGCAGGGCGCGCCGCTTGGGTGGTCAAATCATCACCATTTCAAGTCAATCGCTCGCGCAGCCTTTGTTACCGACGTGGGGGTGCACAATCTCGTATCCTCGCAGGGAAGACGTGCCCTTTCGGATTTCAGCGAGTTCGAAACCATCAACGGGGGCATGTCCAGCAGAGTGATACACGCCCCGTTGAGGCTACACCATTACCAATCGAAGACGTTTGCGGAGTTCTCAGCACGCATGCGGCGCGGAGATGCTAATTTCCCGCCAGGGCATCCCGACCGTAGCCGGGATGAGAGCGAGAGCAGATTCAAGCAAATCGATCTAAACGATGTCTACGACAACACAATCCGGCGCTTCGACAAAGCCGTTGATATGGAAGTCGCACGCCTGAGCTGGATTTTGTCGTCAGGCTCCTAACGAGCCAGTATTTTCCAGCAAGTTCCAGGCAGCGAGTACTACGACCGGGTGACATGCTTTGCCTATGCGATCCTTTACGGTAGCCAGTTCTTCGACGGGCAACTCTATCTCACCCCCAGGAAGGATCTTTTGCGCCAACACGGCACGCTTGAATTTGTCCTCGCCGCTTGCCACTTCGTCGCCCCTAAGGTTTTCGACGAGTGCCTTGACTGAAACATCGCCCAGCGTGGGCGCTTCGTCCGATGTACTGCCATCGAGGTTCGCGAGCTTCTGTGAAAAGTTTACCTTCATCGGTTTTTCTCCTTACGATGGCGCGAAATTGCGCCAAATGCCGTTGATGTATGCCCTGAGCTGGAAAACGCTCGCTCCGGTATTCGAGACACAGATGACCTCGCCCTCACTGCCCAGCGTTGGGTTGACCGAATAGACGGGGACGACAAAGCCGCCTTGGTGCTTGAGGTAGGCTTTCGTGAGGCCGGTGTTCAGCTCTATGCTGCGATCCCCGTTCATGCCGAGCCGTCCAACCAGGGTCGCTCCATCTACAAGACGATCGAAATACAGTGATGTGGTTGTCCAGCCGGCTCCGTTAGCAGTCTTGCTGAACCTCGTCAGCATCCTGTTCACGTTCGCGCCGTCTGGCACGTACATGTCGAGCAACGACACCTTGGCGGGTGCCGTGGCACTCAGGTCCTCTCGCTTGTAGGCAAAGATTGCGGTATCGGTCCAATTGGCGTCGATCAGCAGCGGCCGCATAAATCTTGCGCTCTCAACGCCTGCCCCGGTGCCATTCCATGCGGCGGTGATGCGCAGGCCGGCATAGATGTCGGGTACCGCCAGGTTATCGTTAAACCGAGCGCCGATCAGGTCCAATCCTATGCGAACGTTGTTTGGATCAGGCCCATTGGCCGATATGTCTATTTCAACCGAAACGAGCGCCCCATAGGTCGCTGATGGGTCTTCTCTGGTCTCAAACACTGCGGACCAAGTCTGGCCTTGGCCATACTTAGTCGCCTGGAAATATCCTGCAACATTCTCGCCGGCGGCGGAATGATTGTTCATGATAGCGAGGAAAGCCCATTCGATCGATGTCGTTGAAGCACCTGCGGTGCTATCGACCATGAGGGCAGAATTGGTAATTCCAGGCGTTCCACCAACAACGGCGCTGGTGTCTCGGAAGACGCGAACGTCCCAGCCATCAAGCGTGGTCGGGTTTGCCTTATGGAAGATGATCTTGCTGTCGAGATAAATCGTCGGAATGTCAGCGAGGTTTTCATAGCGCAAAATATCACCGACGCTTCTGCCTGCAGGGGCAAGGCCCCACCATTTCCCGTTCGCGTCCTGTCCTTTCCGATCAGCGGCCGGCTCGGTGTCCGATGCGAGGAATAGGCCATCATGGCCATCTCCCGCCGCGGCTTCGCCGTTTAGGCGGATGGCATTGATGCCGATCGGAACATGGATCGCGGAGAGACCGTCGAGGGTGGCGAAGATCGGCACATTTCCCTGAGAAACGGCGTCCGAAGCATAACCAGCGGCGATGTCCCTGGCAGCCTCCGCCGCGATTTTTTGAACCTCTGCACCATCGCGAAATGCCTCTGCCGCGATTTTCTGAACCTCTGCATCATCGCGAAATGCCTCCGCCGCTTCCACGGCGGCGCGGGCGATATCGGCTGGAAGATCGTCGATCTTGACCCATGCACCGGCCTGGAGCTTGTAGACGCCACGCTTGGTTTCATCCACGTCGAGGAGGACCAAGCCAATGTCGCCGTTATGATATGACCCGGCAACCGCAGCTAGTTCCGCCAAGCTCGCCTTTGCCACAACAGCCCCAGTCATCTGCAGCAGCGTGGAAATGAGATCGGCGAGTGCGCCTACCGAAGCAAGCGTCGTCGCCATTTCGTCGACCGTTGTCTGGCCTGTCACGCTCGCGTTCTGCGTAATGATCGACACTGGACGAGGGACCGACGGTAAATTCGGGGTTCTGATACCTGGAAGCTGGGAAACCATAGAAACTCCTATCGGATGGTCACGGTGAACGGCCCCGCCATCGGACCCGGAACGCCATCCGTGTTTTGAGGTTCGAGCCAGAAGTAGTGAATGCCGGCAGCCAGGCAGGTCGACGTCTCCTCAAAGAGGACGATGTCGTCGATCGAGCCGACGAAGGCCGATGTGCCGGCAAAGGCCAGTGTGTCGTTGCCGCTGATGGCCTGGACACGATCAGAGAAGTTGCCGTTCGCAGTGCGCGCTGTTCCTGCGTTCGTGGTGCCGCCTGTGAACTGCGGTGTCAGCGATCCGGCGGTGACGCCCGAGAGGGTGAAGGCAAAACGGTAGTAAACGCCTTCGGTCACTGCCTGCGCCTGAGATAAGGACGCCGCCGATCCGGCCACATGGCTGGCGACCCCGCTGGCGATCGCCCAGCCCGTTCCTTTCGTCCAGGCGCTATCCGCATCGAAGCCACCGTTTGTGACCTTGTTCGAACGAGTGGTATCGCCCACCGCCGCGCTATAGCCGCGAGAAGGTTGCACGGAGATTGGAGCGCCGACTGCATCCGTCGAGCGACTGACGCTCGACGTCAAGGATCGGTAGATCTGAACCTGCATCGTCGCCGTGTCTACGCCAGTGGAGAACATGACCGTCGCGCCGCCGAGCAGTGCACCAACGGTCACCGCGCCGCTGTCGAGCGCCTGCGGAACGGCGGCGTCCTGGGAGCCGATCGTGACGTTGACGACGATCGTAAATGGTCCGACTTGCGCCGCTGCATTCAGAGCCGCCGCGCGTATCTGCACCGGCTGGCCTGTCGTATAGCCGGTGATCGAGCAGCCGCCATTCGATGCCGGAAAGTCGACCGTCTGCCATATCGTCGCGCCGGCGAGCCGATGCTGTACACGGAACGTGACGCTCGGGACTGTGCCGGTACCAGGCCTCAAATTGACGATTAGACCGCCTTCGGTGTCGGTGCCGGAAAGGCCAGTCTCGATCGACGCGAACACGGGTGCGGGCGGCAAGCCCGTATCGTTGCCGATATCGTCGCCGACGCGGCCGGACCAGGGCGGCGGCACTTCGGCGTCGGTCAACTCGTCGATGATCGGGCTCGCATCGATCATCGTGAAGATGCTGGACATGTCCTGGGCCGCTTCGACGCGGGTAACGATCAATGGCATGCTCTCGGTCAGCGCTTCCCCGAAATGCAGCAAATCGCCTACACCTGGTGATACGCCGTCACCTGAGAGGGTCAAAAGCGTATGCGTCCCGGCGTAGGTCCTGACGCGCCGGACCAGACTCGTGCCGACAGTGTCGGTTTCATCGGCGAATACGCGGAAGCGCATCGCATAATCCCGACCCGCGATCATCGTCACAGCGTCCTCCAACACAACGAGCTTGCCATCCACCGATTTGATACGCGTTGCGAGCTGGGTTCGGTCGAGGACGTCGAAGCTGCCCATGACAAGATCGCCGCGTGTCGCAACGCGGATCGGTCCATCGACCGTGGCCGTATAGACGTCGGGTCGGTAGATCGCCTCATACATCTTGCGACGCGCCTCGCGCCAGATCTCGGCCGGATCGGTCTTGCCGGGCAGCTCCAGCTGCTCGGTCAACAGGATATCGCCGGAATAGCCCGGCCACGGTACCAGGCGTTCAGCCTGCTTGTAGTCGTTTGTTGCGTCCAGGAACTGAACACGGAAGCCGTGCGGTGCTTCGAAGTAGGTTCGGGTGGACTGGAAATTCCAGCTGACCCGAGGATTGATATGGTCGACGACAAGATCCTGCGGTCTGTCGATGACGACGCCATAGCGAATGCCGTCATGCCACCTGGTGGCGCGGCCGGCCGCTGCGATTTCCTTCAGCCGGTCGCCTAGCGTTCCGTCGTCGTCCATGGCCTTGTCGTACTTCAGCCCCTTGGCGGTGCAGAACTCGTGCCAATCCTGCAGCAGCGCGAGATTGAGTTCATCGTCGGTCGATGGCTTCGGATTGGCGGCGGACTGAAGAACATGGCGATAGAGCGAGGCCGGATTGCTGGTTTCTCGCTGGATCCATGTCTGAGAGCCGCTATCCCAGTCCAGGCATCGCCGGCTTGCCAGAGCGTTGAAATTGTCGAGCGCACCGTTCAGCTGATAGGTCGCCTTGACACGCACGGCGACAAGGGCAAGCGGAGACGTGAAGTTCAGCGGATACTCCGGCCGGAGCGTCTGAAGCGCCACCCAGGTCGTACGCCCTTGCGTCGACTGGTTGGTGAACTCGTCCGTCATGCGGGTGACTTCGATGTCGTACCGGCCGCGCGTGGCGAAGTTCCAAGTGTACTGGCGGTAAAAGCCCTCGAACTTCTTGGCCGTGAAATCGAGTGTTACAACCTCGGTCCAGGCGTCGGTTCCGGCCGGACGCTGGCGAATGCGCATCGAGACGGTCACTGACCGCTGCTTGCCCTTGTCGTCGACCTTGCCGAGGCCGGCCGGAAAGCCAAAGATGATCGAGGCACCGGATGCATCCGCACCCGTGGTTCTGATGATCGGCGTCTCGATGCCAGGGCCGTCGATCTCATTGCCTTCGTCGTCACGATGCTCCGGCCGGACCAGCTCCGTTCCGACGCTCTCCTCGTAGATCTGTGTCGGATAGAGGGTAAGTGGGGCGTCGGTCGGCAGGCCTTCGCGTATCTCGGTCTGGATCTCGTCGTAGTCGGAAAACGATGTTTCTCCGATCCGAAAATCTGAGAAGCTCAGCGGCCCGTAGCCGAAGTAGAAAAGCGCGCGAATATACTGAAGATCGCCGACGATCTCGGTGTGAGAGGTAGCGGCGAAGGGTGGCGCATAGCGCACCTTTCCCATGATAAGAGGCACCACGCCGTCAGGATCGAGCTTATTGCGCCACCCGCTGATCTGATAGCTCGTCTTCTTGTCGTCGTCGGTTGAGACAGGCGGTATGAGAGCGTTGATCAGCAAATTACCAAGGACAGTGACGCCGAGACCGATCAGGCCGGCTGCTAGCTGGGTGCTGATGCCGAGCGTTTGAGACAGCGGCACTGCCCAGACCTGACCGAGAGCAATTGCCGCGATCGAGACGACCACGGATAGGATGGACCTGAGTGCGCCGTTCGAGGGCACGATCCGGATGACGACGCGCACGCCGGCATGTGGATAGACGCGCTTCCAATGCTGCCGATCGACGACGACGCTGCCGCGATCGGAGACGAGCACGATGCGCGCATGCGCAAGATCCGGCTCGCTCGCGTGTGGCAATGCTAGAGCAACGATCTGCGCGATGCTCAAACCTGTAGGCAGATCCAGATCCACCCGGGCGCTACCGGGATCGAAGAATGGAGCGGTAAGAACGGGAATGGTGGTCTTCGAAGGGATCATTGAACGCCCCTCGAAGCCACTTCGAAATGTCGATAAATGCCCGTCAGGCGATGCGCCCAGCGGCCGGAGTTGTAATGCTCGACGCGTGAGTGATCGTCAGCCGAGGTGTGCAGCATCAAGCCGGGCGAAACAACAATGCCGACATGCGCTTCCATGTCGCCGCGCCGGAAGACAACGATGTCAAAGGTTGCCGCGTGGACTGTGCTCGCCCATGTCTCGCTACCGGCTGCCGAGCTGATCAATGCATCCAGTTCGCGGCGCTCTTCCTGTGACGTATATCGCTCGATGTAGCTCGGCAGCTCGATACCGAGGGTTTCGGCATACACCAGCTTGGCAAGGCCCCAGCAGTCGACGCCGCGCCGACCGCGACCAAATTCGACGTAGGGCACACCGACGAAATCCGTTGTCCAGTGCTTCATCGGTGCAGCCCCGGAAACCTGTTCTTCGTCATGCGGCCGGATGGAAGCTTCTCGTCCTCGATGCTCTCCCGGCTGATTGTGAGGGTGACTTCGCCCGCGTCGATCTGTGCCGTCATCAGCTTTAGGTTTCTGAACTCCGCCTCGATAAGGTTTGGCGAGCTGGCAAGCACCACGGCGATGCTGACCGTCGCGAGATCCGTGAACGACCGGAGAAGCTTGGCGATATCGTTGTCGACGTTCTCCAGGACAATGTTTGCCTCGGCCGGCGCGTCATCGATGTCGGACGGCAGGACGGTCGAGGCGAGCACGAAGAGAAACGGATCGGTGACGGGGTTGACGCCCATCCATGTGGATCGGGTGCCGTACATCAGCGGTTCGTCCTGGAGCCTTTCGGTCGGATCGGTCGACAGCAATACAGGATTATCCAGCGATGAATGCTCGATGCGCACCAGCGCGACATAGATTTCGCTGGTGTTCTGATCGTCCTGCGCCCGGCGCGCATTGAGAGAGACGCGCCTCATGGCATCACCCAAACCGAGAATGACATGCGGAACTCCAACCCGACAACGGCCTCTGCCGGCACATTGTCGCCGAACATGCAAAGCCATATGCCCGCCAGCAGGATGGGTGCGCCGGTTTCCGTGAGCAGTGCCTCACCATCAGCGCCAAGCAACAACCAGCCGTCCGTAGTCGGATCGGGCATATAGAATGGTTTCGAGCCTCTGGCGGTGTCGATCTGGTAGAACCTGTCGAAGATCGCCTTGCCGTCTCTGGAAATCAGGATAGACAAATTGACGTGATCGGCGACAGATGAATAGCGCGAGCGGTAACCGGGAGTGCCGACCTCGGTATTTCTTTTCACGCGGCTGTCTTGCGGAGACTTCCCCCACGTGTCCCGCTCCGGACGCGGAAGATCGGCAGGCCAGGATGGAATGGTCATCGATCGCCCTCCCGGTCGTTCCAGACCGAGGCGAAAAATCCACCCGAATGCACATCACGAAGCATCATAGCCAACCACAGAAAGGCCGGGAGAGGCCCCGGCTTGATTGGCTCGATGATGGCCCGAGCAAGGCATGGCAAGACAGCCGAAAGGGCTTTCGGGTGCTTTGTCGAAGGTGTGTGGAGGTGGAAGAGCCTTACACCTTTTCGAGGCGGTTCGCTAGCGCCTGGTCAGCGCGCGATGCCTCTGCGCTTCACGCCGAAGGTCCGGTTGAGGGTCTTTGCCGCCCCGCCACCCTTCGCGTTGAGAGCATCGCCGACCGTGTCTGAAATGACGAACTTTGTCTGTCGAGCGCCCTTCTCATCGGTGGTCTGCTCGGCCTGAACATTCGCGTTCGAGTAGTTGTGGATCTCGATCTTACCTTCTCGGCCGCCATTTGATGCATTGACGACCGTCTGACCGCCGCTAACCACGCCGCCGCGATCGTAACCGCGATAGCCGAGGCGTATCGCTTCAGCCACTGCGGGGCCACCCACACGTCGAACATCATCCTGGTTCCAGATGACCTCGCCTTTATGAGCGACGCCAGCGGGCTCAAGCCGACCGCCATAGCCTGTGTAGCCGCCGCCATCGAAGCCCTTTGTCAGGAACGAAGAATAAGTGGTGTTGGGCCGCCAGAAGGCGCTGGACGGATCGGAGACGCTGCCCCCAAATAGCGACGTGAAGAAATTCGACGTGCCGCTTGTCAGCGAACCGAACAAGCCGCCGCCACCCGCAGTCGCCCCAGCACCGTTGAATGCCGAGCCGAGGTTCTGGCCAAACTGTCCAAGGCCATTGCCGAAAACGCCCAGGTTCTGTGTCGCGCCCTGCGAGCCTGCAGCCAGCTTAGTGAGCGCTTGCGCCGCCTGGTTGCCAGACGATTGGATGCCGGGCCATAGGGAGGCCTGGGAGGAATTCAGGCCGTTTGCCCACGAACCGCCGCCCATACCGACCTTGTTGCCGCCTAGGTCGAAATGCATCGCGTCCATGGCACCGTATGTGCCTTTGCCGCCGCTGAAGTAACCGCCCCAGCGGAACTGATCCGCCAGCTCGGGATACTTCTGCATCTGCACCTGGCGAGCCATCTGCGCGAAGCGCTCGTAAGTGCCAAAGCTCCCGGCGTCCTGATAGTTGCCGAGCTGCTTACCGCTGGCAAGATCGGTCAACTGGATATCGGTGGCGAGACCCTGGCCATGGAAGCGAGGATCGCCAGCGCGATAGCCGGAGATCGCCTGGGCGCTGTATCCAGGCATGCGTAACGCGGTCGTGTTCAGAATGTCGGTCAAGCGCGGATCGACGTTTGTGCCCTTGTAGTTGCCGCCGAAGCTCAATGCGCTCCCGACAGCCCCAAGCGGGTTGCTGGAAACGAGACCCAAGGCATTGTTGTTCGCAGCTTGCGGCAGGAGTGCCCCAGCGCCGCCAGTCACGCCTCCGTTGATCATGACGGTACCTGCCGTGACCGCCATGGACGCCACCGACTTATCGCCACCGAACATCTGCTTAAAGACACCGCTCACGCCGCCGACATCACCGAATGTGCCATAGTTCGAGCCTGTCAGGGCGTTTTTCAGCGGATTGGCGACACCGACTTGCAGCAGAGTTTTCTTGGCGTCGTCGGCGATGCTGTCGAGGGCACCCTTGAAATCGCCCGAGCTGAGCTTGTCGACAGCACTATCGATCGCATCCTCTTCAGCCCGCCGAATCGTGTTCCAGGCATCGGTCGTGCGGGCAAGCTGCTGGTTCCATTTTTCTGTTTCGGTCGCATTGGCGCGGATCTTGGCGGCCAGGTCGGTGCTTGCGCCAAGCTCGCGGATCTTAACCTCAGCATCATATTGTGCCAGAAGCATCGACTGATCGTTCGTGCCCCGGCCGGCGATCGACGTCTGAAACCGCATGCGATCGATATTGCGCTGCTGGTCGCTCACATAGGAAGCGGCGTTCGCGTTACGCTGCGCCTCGGCGGTGGCATCATAGGCGACTCGCAATTTGGTGACCGTATCCAGCAGCTCCTGACGCTTTCCGGCTTCGGCCGTGGCGGCGGCGAGGATCAGCGGACGCAATGCAAGCTCGGTTTGCAACTGTGTGTTCGCCTGATCGGCCGTCAGCGTGCCGGCTGCGACCTGAGCCGTCAAACTGGATCGAATGCCGATCTCAGTGCGCATGTCAGACGTCTGAGTCTGGGCTGTCGAGATGGTCTCAAGAATGATCTTGTTGCGAGCGTTCGCCGCTTGGTTTTCCAGATCGCGGCTGTTGATCTCCTGGTCAGAAAGCTGCAATCGCGTGCGGCGAGCTTCGAGGTCGGCACGAGTAATCGGATTGCGTTCGTTCTGGATCTGGATGTCCAGGCGGTCCAGCTCGATCGCCCTGGCCTGCTTGTTGATCAAGGCATCCATGACGCGGCTTTGAGCATCGATCGCCGTCGTAATCTGCTGCCGCAGGGTCAGATCGTTGGTGGCATCCTTGCCGGCATTCATGGCTGCAATGTTGTTGCGCAGCGATTCAATCCGCAAGGCGTCGGCGTTTGCGGGCGAGGCACTGGACAGGCTGGTCGCGGCCACACTTAGCCTGATATCATTTGCCTGCTTCTGCCTTTCGGCAGCATCCGCGTCACGCTTATTGATCTGAGCGTCCAGGTTATCGACATTTGCCTGCGCTGCTTTGTCACCACCAAACAAAGAGCCGAGCCAACCGCTCACGCCGCCACCTTGAACGTTCGAAAGGCGCACCTGCGCCATCGCCCGCTGATCCTCCAATGACGGTTCGGACAAGGCTTTATTGGTGGCGCGCCCCATCCAGTCCCAAGCATTGCTGGCTGCGGTGGCAACGCCATCCCATGCCCGGCCGAGTGCCGTCGTCGACTCACTCGCTTTGGCAAGCTTCCCTGGCAAAGCGTCGAGCAAGACAGCCTGTGCTTCGGTCTGACGGTTTGAGCGCGCAAGGTTGGTGGCCTGCCGCGCCGTGGCGGCGTCGATCAGACCATACTGCTGATAGAGCGCCTGGGCCGCTTTCTCCGGATCGGAAAACATTTCGGCGAGGGCTTGACCGGCCGCGTCGGTGTCTGTCCCGATGGTGACGGCAAAATCCTTGCTGATCGCGATCAACTTTTCGAAGTTCTCGCTTCCGATCTTGCCCGTGCGTAGAAACCCGGCTTCCATCGACCGCGCCGATGTAACGGAGATCCCGGCAGCAGATGCGCCGGCACTAGCGGATGCTTCCATGCTGGCCTGTGTGCCGGCGACGGCGCGACCAAGGCCGGCTGCAGCCGTCTCGACTTCCTTTGTCGAGGCGAGATAGTCGCCCCACGCCTTCGCGCCGACCGCGAGTGCCGCCGTCAAGCCGCCAATCGTCGAGGTCACTGGCGTGATGAAACGACCGACCCCGGCAGCAAGCGAGCTAAAATCCCTCAGCGCCGCGTTGACGCCACCCTGGCTGGCATAGAGCTGCAGGATCTGCGGACCCTGCTGTACTGCGACCATGCTGAGGGGCATACCACCGGCTATCCCCTGACCAACGTCAAAGGCCTGATAGGTAAGGTTCTGTCTGCGAAACTGTGCGGCAGGCCCGCTGTCCGGCGATCTTCCTTTGATCTGATCGATCGAACCGAGTGCGGCGCGGCGGCGTCGCTGCAGTTCCGTGGTCATTTCTTCCGGCGAGATGGCTCCGACACTTTGTGCTTCGCGCAACCTTGCAACATCGGACTGGTAGCCGGAAATGACCGCGTAACGCGGGTTGAACTCCGCGCGGAGCTGGTCGAGCTGCTGGCCATATGCGGCGATATCGGCCTCGCGATTGGGCGTCGTGGTGACGCGGTCGACTGCCGATTGCGCAAAGGCCTTGCGGGCTATGGCAGCATTGTTGATCGACGATGTCAGTGCGTCATAGGCGCTCTTCTCACGAAGACGAAAATCGATCGCCTGCGAAGCGGAGATCGCGCCGGTGCGTTGCGCCTCATTGATCTGCTCGATCGCGGATTTGTATTTTTGCTGAGCTGCGAACAGCCGATCTACGCTAGCCTGCAGACTATCCAGTTTCGCGCCGTAGGCCGCGATGTCCGCACCACGATCAGGCGTGGCTGTGACGCGATCGACGGCTGCCTGGGCGAACGCCTTCCTTGCGGCAGCCGCGCCTGCGATCGAGGACGCCAGGGCGTTGTAGCTGTTGGTCTCCTGAAGTCGAAGTTCGATGGCACGGGATGACGAAATCGCACCAACGCTCTGCGCCTGGTTGATATCCGCGATTGCCGCCTCAAGCTTTTTCTGAGCGGCATATAGCGGCTCGTACTTTGCGGTCAGACGATCGAGCGCCTGACCGTAAGCTGCGATATCGGCGGCACGCGAGCTGGTGTTGATGGTCGGCTGCGCGATGCGAAGCTGCGCATCGACTAGCTTCTGCACCTGGGCGGCACTGGTTTGCGCTGCTGTCCCTATTTCACCGAAGGATTGCTTGGTGGACTGGACGGCCGCCGGCACTTTGCTTGTGTCGAGCGTGACGACCGCAGCAAGTCTAAGGGGCGAACCGGCCATCAATCGTCTCCACTGTTGAGGATTGGCAGGGCCGCTTCCTCCATCACTCGCACGTCATTCCAAAGCTCGTCTGAGAAACCACCCCTGCGAAACGCAACATCGCAGGCCGTATAATCGAGACCGACCCAGACCAGTCCCGCCATCCCGACACCGCTAACGCGCCACTGCGTATCGCAAGACAGGAAGGCCATCAGGCTATTCCAATTGCACTCCGCGACGGGATCAAATTCCTCTTCGACTTCTTTCGCTGGGATCTGCACGCCGAACTCGGCGAACTCCAGCCTTACCGTCTCGGAAATCGTGGCGGGCCGGCTGCGATCGCTCCGGCCCGTCCTGTGGGCAGCCCAGCTCCTGGCTAGGCGTTCGAGTTTCCCACGCGCGCCTTGTCGTTCGAGACTGCTTCATCATAGGCGCGATTGATGCCGACGCGGATACGCTCGTGGTTCAAGGCCATATCCAGAGCGGCGGCGGAGAACGGAACCGGGTTCTCCTTCGCATCGAAGACACCACGCCAGTTCTTGATGACCAGGTGATCCATCTTCCGATCGTGGGCTTCTACCTTAGCGCCGATCTTTTCCGCCTTGGCTGTCGCGCCGGCTTGATCCTTCCGATAGTCGTCAGCGACGGGGAGCTGCTTCAAAAGTTCGGTGCGCTGTTTGTCATGCGCCTTGGTTTCTTCGCGGCTTCGGATGACGAACTCGACTTCGAAGGTCTCTTCCTTCAGCGATCCGGGATTGTCGTTGTCCGGTTCGAGGACTTTTACCGGCCACCAGGCCGTCAGGTTTTCGATGAGTTTAAACATGCTCTAAAGGCCCTTTGAAACTTATTTGACGGTGATGACGAATTCGTCGTTGCCCAAGGTCGGCTTGACCATCATGGGCAACGTATTGGTGATGATGTTCTGGCTCTCGTCGTAAGCGTAGCGCCCGATCTGCACGGTCGGCGCATCGAACTGGACGATGTTGCCAGCGGTCTTGCCGTGGACGGCGGCCATGACGCCATCGGTGTGAGACTTGGCAATCTGATCCCAGTTCACGGTCGCAAGAGCGACAGCGTCCATCGTAGCGTTTCCGACCATCCTGCGATCGACGAACTTGATCGACTCGTCATTGATCAACAGGCGCGGCTGGACGTCGCCGCCCAGGTCGAACGAAAAGGCTTCGCAGGCCCCAGCGTAGCCGTGCAGCGAGAAGGTCGTGTTCGCCTTCGAAACCGGAACGGGCTTGATGAATTTCGTGAGATCCACGGTCGGATTGGGCGTGTCGGTTGCGGTCAGGATCAGTCCCTGGAACGTGAACACGAAGCGCGCAATCTGCGCCGGCTGGAAGGACAGCGTGAACGTTCCGCGCGCGCCGACCAGGGCGTGCTTGATGCTGTCCATGAAGTAAAAGATCGTCGCCGACTCCATCGCGTCGGAGATCGGATTGTATTTGACGTCTGTGGCCGCCGCAATGGTTTCGGCCATGGCGCATGCGCGAAGGAGCGGCCCGTAGGCAGGCGCGGTGCCGGCAGCACCTGCTCCGGCGATCTCAACCTCGAAACTGACCCGACCATAGTTGGCGGTGAAGATCGTTCCGAAGTGACCGAAATACGGGAGCAGCAGGCCACGGTCCACGTCCTGGCCGAGAAAGGGCTCGGGCCGAAAGTTCGTGACCTGCATCGCATTGAGAGCGCCGGTCAGGGCTGCGGCTAAACCTTCAGTCACCTCCGTACCGAAGAGGATCGCCTTCTTCTTCGCAGATTTACTCGTGCCCATGGATCAGGCCTTTCCCTTTTTGCTCGCACCATCGGTGTCGGAAGCGGTTTCGTTGGTGGCGGGCAGATCGGCGGCTGGTTCAGCTGCCGGCTCGACCTTTCCGAGATCGTCCGGCCTGCCTGTCGCATCGGCCGTGAAGGCGACGCGGGTCAGGCTCTGGTCTGTTTCGCGGCGATATGAGCCGCCTTGCTGAGGGTGCATTACTTGCTCTCCACGGTTCGGGTTGTTTTCCAGGTTGAGACGAAGACGCTTGTGCCTTTTCCAAGCGAGGCGCTGGCCTGTGTGGCGACAAGCGCCACCAACTCCTCCTGCTCGTCCCATTGCCAGCCGGCCAACGCGCCCTCGATTTCATCGCGAGTTGCTTCAAACTCGGTCACACGGCCGTCCCCTCGCGGGTCGTCGTAGCGGCGGATGAAAAACGCCACCAGGAAGTAGACCTCGACGGATTGACGAAACGTGCCGGTCGAGTACGGGCTTGGCTCGGCATTCTCGCGGAAAGGCAACACGTAGGCGGTGCGGTTCCTCGGCATGACGCCGCTGGACAGAGCCTCAAGATCTTCCGCCGCCAGGACATCAGTCAGTGTTGTCTCGGCCTTCAGGCGCGCTATGGCGGCAGTGATCACAGGTAGCCCTCATAGTTGAAGTTCGGCCGCACCAACATGACGCGGCCTGCGCCGTCGCTCGGCTGCTGGCTGGCGTCGTCAAACGGCAAATTGATCCTCCCAGCCGCCACGTCCTTCAGAGCATCCATGGCTGCTTTCCAGTCACGGACCACATGGTCCGGAGCGCCATTGAGATGGAGGTGGTAGCGCGCGATCGACACGGCCCAGGTGTTGACGAGGCCGGGAACGGCTGGAAGCGGCAACTGATACCGAGTGCCGATGTAGCCGTCGATTTCAGTGCCAGCGGTCGCAATGGCTTTGTCGATGACGTCCGGATCTGCAACGCCGTCGCGATCACGGTCGGCGATCTGAAGGATTTCGTCCTCGCCCGCGCGTTCGAGCAGATCGGACAATATTGCATAAGCGGTCATAGCTCGACCTCGGAAAGCATGTTCATCAGGGGTTCGGCGAGCGCACGATTGAGCGCCATGAAGCCGCGCTCGATGTCCGTCCTGGCAATCGAAAGCCAGCGCTTGTCGATATCCGATCGGCTGCCGAGCGCGTTCAACGTGTCGAGGACCTGTTCCTCGGCAACTCTGTTCTCGGCGATGAGGAGTTGCACTTCCTCAGACTTGCGAATGTACTCGGCAGCCGACAGTTTCTCGGTCATGGTCAGGCCTGGTTCCCGCTGCCAACGGAAAAGGTGTTGAGCTTCTCGGTTTCTTCCAGGTCGAGCGCATCCGCGTCATGAAGCTGCTTGCCGACCATTGCATCGACCTCGACGGTCTCGCCAGCCTTGGCTTTGACACCGTTGATCCGCGCGGGCTTTGCGAGCGTTACGGGGTAAAGTGTGACCTGTTCCGTCTCAGCGCCGGCATCACCGGCATTGTTGCCATTCTTGGGAGGCATGTTCGTTCCTTCTCAAAGGTCCATGGTTGATTGCCGCTGTTTAGGCTGGCGGCCCGCCAGCCTGGGCTTCGGATCTCTCCTCGCGGCACTCCCACCCCGTATTCAGGTCGAGACGTCAGAGGACGTTTTCGAACAGGAAACCAAGCTCCGGAGCGGCCATCACTTCCTTGACGCTTTCGCCGGAGCGGACGCGGACGGAGCCACGAAGACCGGTCTTCGGTTCATCGATCGAGCCGGCCACGCGTTCGCCGTATTGCGCCGTCCAGGAGTACGTCGGCGTCGCGTCGATCGAGGTGGCCAACGGAGCCTTGAAGAACAGCAATGCATCCGTGCTCCAGGCGCGCTGCATGTTGACGGCTTGCCCCTTTTTGGCAGTGTTGATCCAACCTTCGCCGATGATGATGTCATCCAGCTCCAGCAGGTCTGCTACGGCCTGTTTGGTTGCCATGCCCTTGTCGGTGCCGGAGATACTCAGCGACTGGAGAACAGCCTTATTGGTCCGCAGGCCGGTCCATTCGATCCGACCCAGCACCATATTGTTCGGTCGAATGACCATGCTGTCAGCCGCGTCCGCGATCAGTCGGATCGGATTGCTGGCGTCGTTGGACCACTTGTCCGTGCCGGCCAGGACTTCCTTGTTGCTGGCTGGGTAAAGTGTATCGTCGAACGCCATCTTGGCGACACGAACTTCGCGATCGAGCAACACCATGTCGATCAGCTTCTGTGCGGAGAAGGCACGCGGATCGTAGCCGGGAGGAGCCTGATTGATGTCGTCGATCGGGATGACATCGTCCAGGCCATAATCCAGCGTGGACGCTTCCTTTTCGTCGCCCAGGAATTCGACTTCGTTCGGAGCCGACTTACGGCCGACCTTTGTGTCGGCGATCGTAATGAACTGACCGAAATTGAAGTACCACCACTTAAAGAGGCTTTTGGTCAGGTTCGGCGTCAGACGTGGCGACACCTGATCGGCAATCAGCACGTTGTTCTTGTAGGCGTTGATGATGCCGGTCAACACCGGATCGACTGGGAACGGCGTGCCGCTCATTGAATGCTCCTTAAGGTTTTAGGGGTGGTTAGCCCTGGATCTGACCGGGGCTTACGAAGACGCGGGCGATATCGCCCGAGACAGCGCCGATGGTGGAAATGCCACCCGTACGCGCGTTGACGCCGGCTGCGGGGGCGGCAGGGACCGCCTTGCCGCCAGCACCGGCCGTGAAGAACGTGCCAAACGGGATCGTGCCGCCGACCTGCACTTCGGTTTCGCCGAACAGCACAATGTCGATGCGATCGCCGATCGCAGCGCCGCCAGGGCAATCGCTAACGCCGATGATGGCGTCGGTGCTGGCCGTGGCGAGCGCCGCCTGCCCATCAGACGCGCCAGCCTTGACCAGCAGCTGATGACCAATAGCGACGGCCGCCACGAAACTCTTGATGACTTTGCTCATGCTGGACCCTTTCTGGCCTTAGCGTTTGGTGAGGCGCATGGCGGCCATGGCGGGCGAGATGGTCTCGCCGCGTTTACGGGCCGCTTCGATTTCCGTGTTGATCGCGTCCCTGACGTGGGTCGAATCGGAAAAGTCGGGACCGTCACCGGCAGCGACTTCGCCGGTCGAGACCGGGAGCGGCAGTTTACCCAGCAGCTGCCGGAAACCTTCGCGAGCGGACAGCGACTTCTCTTCGCCGTCTTCCGAGAACGAAAGGACGCCATCGTCGAGGTCGGCGAAGATCGCGGTGGCGAGCGGCTGCAGGCCGATCGGCAGACGGCCGGCCGAAACAATGCCGTTGACGAACACTGCGTCGTCGGCAGCACGGGAAGCGCGTGCGGTCTCTTCGTCCTTGCGGACCTTTTCCGCAAAGCTTGCTTGATCTTCGGCAAGCTTGCGCTCGCGGGCTTCCAGCGCGGCAATTTGGGCAGCGTCCATAGGATCCTCTTTTTCTGTGTAGGTGGTGAAAGGCCCGGCAGGCACCGGATCGCGGATCTGCTGGGCGGCTTCGGTGATTGTGTTGATCTTCCAGTCCGGAATGACGGCGTCGGCCGCTTCAATGCCCTTGTCGGCAATGATCGATTCACGGAACGTGCGGAACAGGCCGGCGATCGTGTCGAACACCCATGCCGAACGAATGACTGCAGCATCGTCGAACTGGACGACGTCCGCGTCCTCGGAAAACTCGATCGACTTCAGCCCCTTCACCGCAGGCGGCGTCGCGCCGAGAAAGCCGACGTGCTTCAGGTAGTATTTGCCCGGCGTCGGGTTGTTCGGGTGATTGGGCGGATAGAAGCTCGACGACACCTTGCTGAACCGGCGACCTTTCACCAGCTCGGCAAACTGCGGCTCGATGTTCTGCGGCTCGGCAACAAGGTGACCGTCCTGGAAAGAGACGGACTTGATCCAGCCATAGGCCGGCGCATCCTGCTTCGGATGACCGACGACGATCGGCGCTTCATGCAGCGCCGGATCATATTGTTTGGCGATGGCTTCAAGATCGGCGTCCGTAAAGGAAAACGCCCGACCTTGGCTATCGGTGTGATTGCCAGAGCGGAAAATATCGATCGGTTTCATGCCGGGCAGATTGGCCCAGGGCAGAAATGCGAAACAGCCGAAAGGGCTTTCGGGTGCCGTCGATTTGGGTCTAGGGGAGCGTCAAACTCATATCACAGTCGTTCTTACGGGCAAGGCTTCGAATTCAAAGTAGTTTCAAAGCCCGTGGGCGGCGTTTTGGGTGCTCGCTGCGGCAATCTCCCGTCCGAAGCCTCCGAACGCGTTTCTAGGGCCGTTATTTCGGCCCTGCCGTATTCTCGATTGCGTCCAGGAAGTGATCTTCGATGATCTCCTGGATGCGGACCTGGTCCTCGCTACTGAAGCCCAGGAATTGACGCCGGGGGATCGCAACGCTTTTCACCATGAACGTCTGCCCACCCATCGAGAACATCAGAGCGGCGGCATTCTTCGGAACGATCGTCGCGCCCTCGTTGTGAGCGCGAGCATAGACCACGTTCGAGCCGATCTCGACCCCGCTCGATGCCAGCTGCCAGATGATACTGGAAAGGTCTCGCGTCTGACCGACTAGGATCGATGGTCCCTTCTTGGTCTTCGCATAAAGCTCGTTGAGATCCTTCCAGGCGTTGCCCTCGGGATCTCGCCCGGTGCGAAACCGTTCCTTGGTGGCCTCGGCTTCATATTCACCGATGTTTTTGTAAACGGGCGTCAGGGTGCCGGCCGCCGCCAGGAGGCGGTCCAGGGCGTCAATGATTTCGTGGTCGTCGATCGTCAACGTCGCGGCGGTCATGCGGCTTTCCTCCGATAGAGCAGCGCGCCACGGCGATAACGATCGGCGGCTCCAGCCGACGTTGGTTCGGCCACCGCCGTCCAGCCGAGCTTGGTCCATTCGAAACGCAGAAAGGTGCTTGTCCCATCAGGCAGCAGCACGCGTTTGAGATAAGACCGGCGCAGGACAATGCCAGATTTGACCATGCCCCAATCCAGCCAGATCTCGTCGGGCTTGCGGATCGCATCCGCCAGGACGCGTGCATACTTCCCATAGGCTGGATTGGTGTCGTCATTCCCTGGCGTCACGTCCGGCCGGAACAACGACTTGCCGATCGGCACGATGCCACCCGAGGCATCACGATAGTAACCACCCTCGTTGCCCTGCAGGCCGAACATTGACAGGAAGGCTGCCGCACCATCCTCGGGCTTGGCTTCCGGTGGCAACAATTCTTCCCAGTTCGTTTCCGTCGCTTCCGGCATGGCGGGCAGGTTTTCGGGCTGGGTGTCGGCGACGGCCGGCAGCGGCGTGCGCAGCTCGGGCGGCACGATACCGGAAAGCCATTCCTCGCCGACGTTGTAATCCCAGCCGCGATCGATGCCCGGATAGCGCATTTCCGGAAAACCGGTGCGAGGATCCACGCTCTCATATGGCGTCAGGTCCGGAGCCTCATCAGGACCAGACTTTCCAAGCCGCTTTAAATCCCGTTCGGACAGGGCTTTGACGTCGCAGCCACAGCCCCAGCCGTTCGGCGGATACATGTACCGCCAGGCCGGATCAGTCGCGGCAAGCACCAGGCCATTCCAATGGAGGTGAAGCAAGCGCGGATGCAGGGCATTAGAATGGACGTACTGGAGGTATGGCCGGTATTTCAGAACGTCCGGATCGGTGAGCTGCTTCCAGCGCCCTGCCATATAGGAGGTGCGCATGTTCGTCGTATAGATGATCCTGGCACGCCAGTCGCGGCGCTCCTCGTTGGTACCGCCCTTGGCGTTGAACTTCCAGCCAGTGCGATCGACGATCTCGTCAAAGCTCTTTCGAAACTCACTAAAGCCGGTTCCAGCGGTTCGCGCCGCCAGCAGCGCCGCCATGAAATCCGATAGCATGTCGTCACGGGCGATGCCGGCCACGGTGAAGCCGCGCACCTGTCCCTGACGCAGAACGTCATCCCAGCGCCTGGTCGGAAGGTTGACCTTATTGCGCAGGAAGTCGATCGCCTCCTGGAATGGGAATTGATCAGCCATTCGACGAGGCCTGTCCTTCCAGATCAGCCGCGATCGTGCCCTGTGCCATCAACCGTGCGAGATCGTCGATCGACATGTCGCCCGACAGTCGTGCGAGCCGTTCGGCAAGGTCATCGTAGGATGTTGCCTCGTTGAAAGCGGCCTCGATGTCGGCGATCATGGCGTCGATCGCCGGCCGGCCGAAATTTGCAAGTTGGTCGGTCAGGTCCGTGACGGCTTTTTCCGCCTGCGTTTCCGGCCGCGCCGGATCAGCAAAGGCAACGTTGCCAAACACGGTTTGCGGCTGATCGGTCGCGTTGGGATCAACAGCGCCAGGCGCAACAGGCTGCGGCTTCTCGATCCAATCACCACCATACGTATCGTTGATGTAGTCGACGGATACCGGCTTGTAGCCCATGGCAAAGATCTTGGTATCCCGATCGGCTTTGTCGTTCAGATCCTCAGCCTCGGAGAAGTCGCGCCAGACGTCCGGCACCGCCTCGCCGGGATAGTTGACGTCGACGTACCAACGGATCGCTGAATCGCGCACTGTCTGGCAAACCAGATCGGCGTCGGCCTTGGCGATCGCAATGCGGACTTCGTTGTGGATCTCGCCAAGAGAGCGTGCGCCACGCTCGCCTGAGTTGGTGCTGAGTGTCTCGCCCAGGACGGCTTCGCTCATCAACTCGTCGAGATAGCGGGACAGAGTATCGAACTGATCCCCCTGGTTTTTGGCTTCCAGAAGCTCGATCGTGACATTGTCTGGAAATATCAGACTGTCCGAGCCCTGCGCTTTCGCAAAGACCGATGCCAGCTCGTCCTGCTTCTTCTGGTCGAAGGCACCCTGATACTGACCGAGCGTGGTCGGCGCTGCGTGTTTGCGGGTGGCCTGGAGCCAGTTTGCCAGCACCTGGCGCTTGAACCAAGCAGGCCAAAAGAGAACCGACCCGACGCCGACGCCATAGGGATCGTCGTCATCATCATCGATCGAATGTCGATGAACGATGAATTTCCGATCGGGCGCTTCGATACCGTCAAGCGGCGAGGATCGGGTGAGGATACGGAGGTTGCTGTCCACATCGAAGCGGAAGCGTCGCTGTTTCTTCACCAGGATCGCTCCGGGCTTCCAGATGCCGTCAGCATTGACCCACATGATTTCGCCGACAGCAAAGCCCTTCAGGACCGCGCCTAGCAGCCCCTTCGTCAGGCGATCGAAGTTGATGGCCTTCAACCACGCCTCGACCTCACTGGCGATCCGCTTGTCGATGCGACGGCTCGATGCCTCGAAGACCTTAAACTCCCTGCTGGCGACTTCCAGCTTTCGCTTCTGCAAGATGGCGAAAGCATGCGGATCGCGCCGGATCTCATCATAGGCCTTGTAGCCCGCCGTGCCGCCACGCGAGACGAGGACATCATCAGTCGGCTGCAGGATCGTCTGGAAGCCCGGAACAAACGGATCGGATTGGACCGTTGCGATTTCTGTCGTGATTGGGTTGGCCATGCTACATCCTCAAAAAGCCGGTTAGCATCGCCATGAGCGCGCCACCTGGTAGCGCCTGCGCATCCTCTGGCAGTTGCCCGCTGATTTCGTTGTTTTCGTTGCCAGTGCCGCCGCCGATCGGGCCGCTGTCCTGGTTGGACGCGAAATAGGCGAGCGCGCCGGCAATGGCGCTGTCGCCATGTCGCTTGTGGCCGTCCGCGCCGATGGTGTGAGCGTTGTCCGGAACCTTGACGACCCCACGTGTCATCTGCAGCAGGCGATAGTCACCCAACGTGTCATCATCACGCGGCAGATTGAAATAGCCATTGTCGAAGCCGTCCTTCAGCTTCGGCATGTTCAGCATGTACCAGTCCTGGCTGAGCTTGATTTCCGAGACGAGAGACGGGCCGAGCTTCTGGCGCGTTACCTCTGCCAGGAAGGCACCGTTGCCGCCGGCATCGAGGGCGGCATGAAAAAACCGTGGCAGGCTGTCGATGATGTAAAACAGGATCTGCTGTTGCGTCGTAAAAGGGACGTCTCGCAGCTCCAGGAGGAATGGAGTGTGCCGCTGCAGATTTCCGCTCACCAGCATCGGATGGATGACTGACAAGTCCTGCGATCGGGCGAAGTCCTGACCAAGGCTAGAGCGCCAGGAGCGTTCGACCTTGTCGAGAAGGGGTTTCAGCTTCTCTTCGCAAAAGGCCTTCGCCTCGGCCTTGCGGAGATCTTCCGACCAGTCGACGAAACCTTTTGGCGGCGTCCAACGGATGACGGGGATCTCTGGATCCATCACCGATTCAATCAGGGCACGGGAGAGGTAGGCGCCACCTGATTGCGATGGAATACAGAACAGCTCCTCGTCAGCGCCGGCCGCATAGAACTTGATGATTTTCTCGCGCCAGTCAGCTTCCGCCTCGGGCGACCACTCCTTGCCGGTGACGAGGCAGATGCGCTCATAAAGCCCATCCTGAAGAGCGCTATCAAGGTCGATCTTCAGGTGGGCGTAGGGCAGCTTGCCAGCATGAACCTCCTGGATCTGCTGGTTAAAGACGTTTTCGAAACCGTTGTGGGTCGAGCAGACAATAACCTTGCCGCCCCACATCAGGAACGCCAGCGCCGCCTTCAGCAGCTCACCCAGATTATCGACGAACGCCGCTTCGTCGATCATGACGACACCCTGCTTACCGCGCAGCGTGCGCGGTGCAGACGAAAGCGCGATGATCTCGAAACCGGATGCGAAGCGGATCCGGAACGCCTGGATCGACTTGTCGCCTTCTTTCGACTTGTCCTCGAACAGGAATTCTTCAGCTTCGAAGGCGGCGAGCGAATAGGCGCGCGCCCACATCGCGCAGGCGTCGATGAATTCTCGCGTCATGTCCTGGGCGTAGGAGATGTACATGACGTCCATGCCGCCAGCGGACTTTTGGCGAGCCGCCTTTATTGCCGCGTAAGCAGCAAAACCAAAGGTGAGACCGATACGACGCGACTTTTCGACAAACAGGACCTGGACCGCCGTCGATTCCATCAACGTGACAACGCGGGCCTGATAGGCCAGCAGCGCCTTGGGCAAGCCGACCTTCTCGACGACGTTCTGCATCTCGTCGGTGGAAAGGCGACGAAGTTTTGCCCACTCCTCTTTCGAAAGCGGTCCGCTCATTGCTTTTCCACCCCGAGGATCTGCGACAGGATATCCTGCGCGGTTTCGGCGCTGAGACCTCTGGACTTGGTAACGCTGTTGACCGCCTTCGCTGCCTTATCGGCAAAGTCGGCTTCGACTTTCTGCCTGCGTGCGGTCGATACCGTTTGCGCCTGGGCGGCAGCGCGCAGCGCATTGGCCAGCGACATGGCACCCTTCGGATCAATGCCGCTTTCGCCCGCGCTGGTCAGCAATTCAAAGATCAGCGTCTTGATGGCTTCGGCCGCAATCAGGGTCAGGTCGTCGCTTGCCTGGGCATCGAACTTGCCAGCGATCGCCGTTGCGATCTCGCGTGTCTCGTCGAGCCGCCGCGTCATTGTAGCGAGCTTGATCGAATAGCGATTGAAGGCGCTGAAGCTCGGGATCTTGATCTCCAGCTCGCCACGATACTCGCGATCGAGCGCCTGCAGTTTGGAGACGAACTCTTCGTAGATTTCGGTTTGAGTGCGATCGCGGTCCTGCAGCTGCTCGGCCGCCCACGCGACAACCGGAGCGCAAGCCTCCGGCAGCATCTCGATCGTAGTCAGCCGGCCGCGTCCGTTTGCCATGTATCAGTTCCCCAACGACGGGCGAGCGACCCCGGCAATAATGGAACGGCGTTCGACGTGATCTAGGCCAGCCTGCGTCAAGGTGGCAATGACAACTGTACCGGCATGGACCGTTCGCACCGCGCCCAACTCGGCAAGCTTAGATATCTGAGTGCGAACCCAATCACGCGAACGCGTATGGCCGAAGGTCTCTAGCACCTTGGTCAAAATGGTTTCGTTCATGGTGGCATTGGCCTCTTGGGCCAGCGCCTTCAGGATCGTCAAGCGCGCATCCTGAGTAAGGTACTCGTCAAAATCGCTCATCATTCGCCCCCACGCTTGAGCAGAAAATCTTCGACGCGACGGGTCGCGCGCTCGGTTGCCTCGGAGGACTTGACCATCGAGTTGATTTGACCTTTCAACTCGGCGAGATCGAGTTGCATCTTTTGGAAACTGTCTTTGTCGGGCATGTGCTTGATTTCGCCTTCCAAGGACTGGATGCGCCGATCGTGATCGACCTGGCCCTTTTCCACCTTGTCAACGCGTCCTTCGAGCTTCTTTTCGCCCGACGAAAAATAGCCCTTTGCGTGGCCGATGAGCGCCAGGGATGAAAGCGCCAGATTGAGGTAAAGTAAGATTTCCTGCGGCATCATCGGCAGTAAACTTCCCGCTCAAAATCTGTCTGACATTCGGCGCATCGCGTGGCTGCTTCATAGGCTTCGCGCCGTGCGAGTGAGATCGTGCAACCGCAATCAACGCATTCCAGCGTGCCCGCACGGACAAGCTTCGCGCGTACCTCGGTGACGCGGGATTGGCGCTCTTGTTCAACGCGGGCTTCGCCCACTTCGCGATCGAAATCACTGTACATTCTGGCCTCCAGCTGCGGCCGCACGGCGGGCCTCGCAGGTGCGAAGGCTCGTTCTATCGGTGCCCCAATAGGACGTGGCCTCGGGCTCGCTGAGCTTCCGATCGGGCAACGCGACGGGAGGCGCGCATGGAACCTTCGCAACAGGCGGGACTTCCCGCTCGACAAAGACCGTCTTCACGACGGGCGGCTTATCGTTGGTTGAGCAAGCGGACGCGCTCGCGGCTAAGGCCGCCAGTGCCATCATCCGGAAGAGCAGCATTTTCCTTCTCCAGTTGTGGGGCTCGCTGCTCGGCGGCCGCGATCTGATCGCGAGCCGCGTCTTGCGCTGCCATGGTTTCCTTCAGGGACTCGGCGATCTTGGCGTTCGCCTGGGCGTTGGATTTCTCGATCTGGCCGGTCCAGTAGGCATCGCGCTCCTGGGCTTTGGTGGCGGCGGCATTGTCGATCATGCTGTCGAGCTTACTGATGGTGAGGAAGGCAAAGCCGGCGATGACGGCGAGCGTCGCAAGGCCAGCCAGGCCGATGATGAGATAGCGGTTCATGGTCTCTCCTCGGGCGGATCATGTCTCGGCTCCCGCATTGCCAGGCGCATATCGTAGGAGCCGAAGCCGCGATGGACGCCGAGCAGGCCGACGATGATGGCCACCATGGATGGAACGGCGATCGTGCCGAAGGCGACGGCCTGCTCAGATCCGAGGCATGCGCCTGCGGTGAGCGACAGGATGACGAGCCACGCTAGGGCCGACGACGACCAGAGCGCTTTCTTCGAAGTGCGATAGGCGGGCTTGGTCACCATTCCATCCATATCCCACACACCAGGATGCCGATCGGCAGAGTTAGAATTGGGCCAACTGTCTGGGCGAGCTGTGAGCCTCCCAGAAACCAAGCGAAGATGGTCAGCATCAACTGCACAAGAAGAAGGATGATGATCGCCGGCCACTTCATGGGTAGGCCCTAGGCTTCGTCTTTTGAGAGCGCCCCGTCCGGCGTCAGATAGACCCGGCCGCCAGCTGGCGTTCCTCCGGTGACCGGCCAACGAACATCATCAAGCCGTCCCTTGTCGACGCGCGTGATCGAGACGCTGTTGCTCTGGTTGCCACCAAGGACGTGATAGGCTGCTTTGTCTTCGCCCACATACTGACCGACGTGACCGCCGCCAGTTCGCTGAAAGGTCAAGATCGCGCCCAGCGCAGGGGCTTTGAGCTGCTTGCCGAAGCTCGACCAGTTGAGCGCACCGAGCGGATTGGAGGGAAGCTGCTCGGTCGGAAGCGTTGCTCCAATGCAATGAGCCTGAAACAGGCCGCACCACGGAACATCGTCATCCTTGAAGTAACCGGCGATCCAGCCACCGAGCTTCTGCGCCCACGCAATGATTGTCGGGTTGGAGCCTGCGCCAACAACTTCCTTCAAGCCCATGAAGCGATAGGCTTCCCGCATCCACACTGGCTGCGCCGGCACTGCCGGTACCGGCTGAAACGTCGTCGAGCTTGATGGAGGATCCTGGCGGAGAAGGTTGAGTGTTTCATCTGTTGCGGTGCCGGTGACGTTCAAGCCGTTCCGTTGCTGGAAGATCGAAAGACCAATGCTGATCGCTCGTGCCGCAGAAGTGCCGGCCGGAGCCGAATAAGCGCCACGGGTCTTTAAACGCGAAATAAGCCATTCTTCGAAAGTCATGCACGCCCCCAGCGCTAAAGAAAAAAGCCGGGCAAGACCGGCTTTGCTGAGGGGGAATTTGCGCGTTACGGCCAGTTCAAAACAGCCGAAAGGGTTTTCGGGTCAGGTGCCAAAAAGATCGAGCTGGGAGCATTCTGCCGACTTGAGCCACTTGCGCACGGTCACATGCGTCGTGTGTAGCTGCCGCGCGATCTCGTTCGCGTTGAGGCCCTTATTATACTTTAAATGGGCGGCGATAAAGGGCTTTCCTGTCGGGCACATGAAGCCGCCAGCGCCGATATGCTTCGCTAGGGCAATGGTTGCTTCCCGGCCAATGACGTTGACAACGTCGGAGCGGTCCTGCGGGTGTTCCGAGACGTAGATGTACGAACCGCCAAAGGCCATAAGGAAGGTGATGGCCGTCTCGATACCGAGCGGCGTGACGTAGCGCTGAAGGTGGGCGGGAACGCGGATTTCAGCCACGGTGCGCCTCCGGCTGCCGATCGAAGATCAGGATCTGCTTCGTCACGGCTTTGAACCGGTGGTCGACCATTATTCGCCTGCCTTTATGGCACGGACGCGCTCGCCAAGGCCGTTCATGACCATCTGCCAATGGGAAGGCTTCAGGTCCGGCAACCAGACCAAGCTAACGCTGGCAAGCCGTGCGGCTTCCTCGTCGAAACCTTTGCGGGCGATTAGGCTCGCGCCTGGATGAAGGATCTTCCACTGTGCCCAGGCGATTTTCGCGCCGTCGCTGGCCAGCCAATCGTACCCGTTGAGATTGCCAAAGCCGACGCCGGCCTCTCTGGCGAGCCACGCTTTCAGCCCTTCGATCGCCTTGGCGGCATCGTCCGGATAGACTAGGAAACGGGTATGGTGGATACCGGTCTGGCGTTTCACGAAAGCCAGCATGGCCTTGTCGTCGCGCTCGCGGGCGACACCGAGGTTCCAGGCGGCGATCCAGAGCGCCTGGAGCTTCTTGGCATATTTCCCCGTAAGCTTCAGCCGACCGTCCTGGCGACGGGCGGCAGTCTGAAAACCGAGGCGGCGAAGTTCGGTCACTACGGCTTCTTTTTCGTCTGGCTCCATCAATGTGAGGCGAGCCTTGCCAGTGACGCGTTCATAGAGTGCGCGTCGATCGGCGTCGTCGGAAATGCCAAGCCGTCTGAAGCCGACATGGATGGCGGCGATTGTGGAGCTCATAGCAGTTCCCCCAACACTACTTCGTCGAGGCCACGCCCGAAGGCGACGGCCCTGGCGGCATCGATAGCAGCGGCGATGATGACGCCGCGAAACCAGCGGTCGCCTTCTTCATCGCGGAACCTGGTGGTGAAGAGCATGCGACGGGCTTTGAGGAGCTGGATTTGATCTGGAGTGAAACCGAGCGTGTCGTCAAACAAAATGCCGTCTGCCTTGGGAATCAAGGGATCTAGCCTCATTGCAGTTGCACTCGAAGCATGATTGTTTCTGTATCCATGGCCAGCAGGAGAAGCCTGAGCATGCAAGAACGCCATATTCGCCGCCTCAGCTGGCTCTTGATTGCTGTGGTCATATTGATGCTGGCGCTGCCGGTGGTGTTTGGAGAGCCTCGTCACGGCGACGGCACAGGCGGTGATCCCTGGCGCAATACCATCTCTGATTTTCAAACCCTGATTGTCGGCGTTCTTGCACTTGCCGGGGCGGGAGCGACGGTTTTTGCTGCCAGGGCGACTGTTAGCCAAATGCGGGAGGACGATCGCCAACAGGATCTCCGACATCGTCGTCAGATGTATCTCGACCGGCGTCGCGAGATGATTGCCGCGAAGCGGTTTGTCGATCGCGTGAGTCCAGTATTGCTCGCGCTGAAAAAGGAGATCGATCCGATTAAGCTCAAGCTGGGTGGTGATATTTATGCGAGCGCCCAGGGGGACGAGTATCAAAAATATGGTTGGAGTGTTGGTGACAAAATGCGGTACTTTGGAGCGCTTCAGAAAGCTAACGAACTTCACGAGATGCTGCAGCGGACGCGCGACATCGAGTTGGAACTTCTGAGCCGCGAAGTTGAGGAAAAGCTGGAGCTTTTTCGCGAAGTGTTGGGACGCGTCGACCAGGTTTTCAAGCAAGGCACCAGCCGCCAGGATCGATTGTACGACTTGACCGATCGCGCGCCCACGTACTACAACGATAACGTTGCCGCCGATCTCGATGAGACCAATGAACAGGCTGCCGCTCTCGAAGTGGCGCTTAAAGACTGGCTGGCGCAGCTCCAAGCTGATTTTCCGTCGAGTAACCATTAGTGCACCTCACGCATCAGCGATATTGAGAGAGATGCGAACCCATTCGGACTCGTGGGTCTCGCGGAAGCTGAAATGCAGGTACTCTTTCGAGCCGATCACCCGCACGGCGGCGTTAATGGCCTCCATCGCGCTTATCCAGCGCTTATCCTCGCTTTCGATCTTGAACAGCTCGAACACGGCGTCTTTGCTGATCTTGCCGGCCTGGTCGACATTGAAGGCGCGGGTGACAAGGCCGCGGATCTCCGCGCGACCGTCTTCGGTCCACTCGTTGAGGCATTCGTCGATAAGGCCCTTGGCAACCTGCAACTGAGGCCCGAACTCGATCAGCTTGTTGACGCGGGTCTCGACCGTCATCAGCCCGTCGATTGACCGGTACTTCTGATTTCCGGCTCCAGCGCGACCGCGTTTGACGAGGCCGTACTGGGCTTCGAGCAGACGATCGTATTCGGCAATGTCGGCGCGGGTGTGCTTCTTAAATCGGCCGAGTTCGGCAGAGAGAGTTTTAGCAAAGCCGATAATCTTGCGGACCATCTGATCTTCGAGGAAGTCTTCGGTTTTCACCAGGGCAAGCGGCGTGAGACCACCTTCAGCGTTGGTCACATATTCCTTGCCGTTTACGACGGTGATGCCCGCCGCCTGCTTTTCTTCGAGAATAACTGCGTCCATGGTTTCAGCCTCTGATTTTGTGAGTTTGGGGCGTAGTGTTCGCTGCAAGCCGAAGCTTTCGTGCGGCCTTTTCGAGCGCGATGCGGGCAGCGCGCTCGTCTCTGGAGTGATGCGCCTTTTCGAGGCGGTCATATGCTTTGATAACGTCGGCGATCGCCTGGGTGAGCGATGGCCTCGCGTTAGCGGGGGTTGGACTTGACCTCGGCTTAGGCGCTTTGACGAGATAGAATTGCTCGGCCTCGTCATGCTGGCCATCGACGGCGATGTTTAGGGTCAACAAACCGGAGTGCCTCATTGAGAACCTCCTGGCTGGTGATTGCGCCGGGCGAGGGCACGGGCGATGAAGGAAATAATGTTTCCTCCCTCTGCCCCGACATTGACCGACAGATCGCCGGTCAAACGCTTTTCCATCTCCTCGCATTCAGCAGCCACTTGATCGAGCAATTCGCAGATATCGGCGGTGATGAACGCCGATATCGATCCGCCGATGAGGGCATGGTTGAGCATTGCGTCGCGCAGTGCTGCCAGCTTCTGAGAGGCTCGGATCACGTTCTCTTCCTCCCGAATTCCGGGCGGATGATCTTGCTATCCTCGATCATCAGATTGCCCAGCGCTTGCGTGGCAAGGTCGTTGATAACTGCGCGGCCTATGTCGCCAGCTTCCGTCAGCCTAAAGACGGAAAGCTCTTGCTCCTGGTTGTGCGCGAGGCGGGCGAGTGCCGTCAGGAAGTCGCCAAGCTCGGCGATCTGGTCGGGGTCGAGGCTAGCGCCAGTCGTTGACTTTACCCGAAGGTCGTCGGCGATGGCGAACAGCTCCGTGGCGAGTGACATCATGCCATGTCCTCCACGTCGCGCATCTTCCAGGCGGACTGGATATGCCGCAGCTCTACGACGCTTGAGCCTTCGCCGATCGCCGCCATGATGGCCATGCGCATGGTCTTGTCGATCTGGCGAAACGCGCCACCCTTCATGCCGACGCCGGTCAGGAACTTGATGCAAGCCGGGTCACTGACGTTCCAGGCGGCAATGCAGGTTGCCAGATCCTCATCATATGGCTGCGTGCGGTGCAGGCGCTTGCCAATTCGGCTTTTGAGCTGAGCATAGGAACGGTCGCTCCGATGCTTGGTGAAGCGGCTGTAGACTTCCGAGTTGCCGACGATGGCAACGCCGCACTCGTAGACGTCGACGAAGTAGCGCAACTGATTGAGCGCTGCATCGTCGAGGTGCTGGCCCTCGTCGACAATAAGAAGCGTTCCGCCACCCGATCGGCGCAATCTCATGCCGATAGCGCGGGCTAAGCGTGCCGGATTATGTTCCCGCACCTCCAACTGCTCGGCCAATTCGACGAGCATACCATGGACGGTTTTCGTGCTTTCCGTGACCGTGGTGTGGAAGACGAGAGGGCGCGTGCGGGCAAACTGCCGGCATGTCGCCGTCTTGCCCATGCCTGCGCCGAGAGTGATCATGACGAAGTCAGGAGCAACCTGCGCCCAAGTCAGGGTTTCGATGATCTCAATCGAACCGCGCAGGGGCATGTAGGATGGTGACTGCGGGATAGCGGCGGCGATTCCAGCGGTTTCCTGAAGAGCGTCGAGCCATTGCGCGACCTTCTCATTCAAGCTGTCCAGACGACCTTCATACTTGCCAGAATAATACTGGCTGAAGGTGCCATCTGGCATGTCGATACGCCTTGCGACCTCGGCCTTCGTCCATCCATAGGTCTTTCCCACCGCAATGATGCGATCGATCAGGTTAAGCCACAAATCGACATCGGCCCGAGACTTGTTCCCACCAGCCTCGGGAGTGCGCGACGGGCGATCCCACGTTTTGAGCTGGCTTGTGCTGTTATGCATGTTCATTTAAAATGGCTCCGTGCAGTGCCCTTAGGGGCTATTTATCGGGCGGGTTTTCCCCGCCCTTCTTTTTTCCGGAACCGTACTCACTACTTTTCGGCTCTACATGGACGCCGGACGCAGTACTCACCGGCGTATTTCCCGAAGGAAATTCAATGACCCCGTTGCTCTGGACGATGCCCAGGGCGCGGGAGAAAAGGGTTTCAAAATGCTGCTCGCTGATGGCGTCGGCAGGCGCTTGCGCGGGTGCCAGGGCGAGGTTGCCACTGGTGACCATGCGCGTGACCGTGGGCCGGACCTTCTCCGGTTCGGCTTTCGCCTTGTCGCCTCGGGAGTAGATTTCGCCGAGCTGCTGCGCCGTGAGTGTGGCATGGGCGTCGGCGACCTGCCGGATCGCCTTGATATGGTTCTTCACGAGGCGAGCCTGCATCCGGGCGTCGTCGACATTGTCGAAGCCGGTATTCTCGATGCACTTCGCCTCGCAGATGAGACGGCTTTTCAGATCGTAGACCTTGACCGGTTGATGCAGAGCGTCGGGATCGAAGCGGATCACAACCTTGTCGCCTGCATACTGGTTGAGGGCGACATTCCAATAGCGGTTGCCCTGGTAGTGGATTTCGCCGCTGCCCTTTTTGGTCTTGATTGCCTCGGACGCGAGGAGCCAAAGAGATGCCTGGGCGGCTGTCGGCTGGCGGACGATCGTGGACGGCGCGTGCATGCTCGCCTCGAAGGTCTGGATGAAGCTTCGGCCACGGCAGTTTTCAGCGCGACGGCCTAGCTGCTCGTTATGGTCTTCGATCTGCTCAGTGACATGGCGACGGAAGTCCTCGTAAGGGATCGCGCGCGTCATGTAGTTTTCCGGCTTCGCGTCCGGCTTGTTGCCGGTGTATGCGCCGCTGCAGAAGGGATGCTTTGAGATTGCCTCGGCAAGATCGCGCCATGCGCGCTCGATCGGCTTCGACTGACCAGCGTAGGGGCGGGTGAAGTGGACGTTGATGCCAAGCGTGGTGAGCAATCCGCGAGGATCTTCCGGCTTCACCTTGAACCGGAAGCGCTGCACGGCATCGCCGCTAATCCATTTCGAGGCAAAAGCCTTGCCATTGTCGATGTACATGGTTTCGGGAATGCCGTAGCGCTCGACCATGCCGCCGATGACCAGGCGTACGGCTTCCCACGTTTCGGCCTCGGCCAGGCGGTGCGAGAGGATCAAGCCGGAATAGAGATCCTGAATACCAATGAGATAGAAACGCACCGGCTTCTTGTTCCAGGGCACATCGACGAACACGTCGATCTTGTGACCGTCCATGTTGACGGCCTGCATGGCATGGAAATGAGCGCGGCTGCGGCGCTGGGCCGGGACCAGCGTTCTCGCCTTGTCCTTGCCCTGCCGTTTCAACAGTGCCGCTGCCTTGCCAACGTCGGCTTCCATTCGACGACGGAGCGTGCGCTCCGAAGGAACTGGCTCCCATCCATTGCGCTTCGCGGCCTTTGCCATGCGGCGATAGCAGGCGGAGAATGCCGGCTTTTCGGGACGCAGATAATCCGACGCGAGGACTTCCCATGCCTTGGGATGGCATTCCGCCAAATCGGCAGCAGTGCCGTCGTTTCCGGCAAAGTCGGGAGCAAGCGCCGCCAGATGGTCCTCGGGATCAAGGCCCTCGGTCATCTTCCGCCATTCGTAATAGGCCGACTTTTGGACATCAGCGTCAAACGTGGCAATGGCGACAGCAGCGTCGCGCCGGATCGACCGATCGCAGACAAGCTGCTCGACGCGCCGAAGCACGTTCAATCGCTTCTCACAGATGGCTTTATGGTCCTTTGAAAGCTTGTTGAACCGTGCCCATAGGGCATCTTTGCGCGCCTTGATCGCCTTGGCTGCACGGTCATCGGTTCCGGCCATAACCATGGCGAAGCGGATCTGTGCGATCTTCGGCAGGAGCGAGATATGGTATTCAAAGCCGCCGCCACCCTCGCGGCCTTCGGCCTTGCGGTAGAGGGCGGGATTGGAACGCCAGCCCTCGGCCTTTGCGCGCTTCGCGAACCCGCTGAGAGAAATCGGCAAGCCGGGCAGGGAGAGGGCGAGGAGTTCACTGAAAGTCAAAAACTCGCTCATGCCTACGCTCCCCGTTTCGCGATGGTGACGGGTCGCGCTGATTGACGGCGGATTTCCGCCTCGATACGCTTGCGCTCTTGGCGAAGCCTGGCGATTTCCGCAAAGCGTGCCTCGTCACCGATCAGGACGGTGACGCCCTGGATGGATGCGACCTCGTCCCAAAGCCAAAGGGCACCCGTGGCGTGTACGAAGGCGGTGAAGCGGATTAACGAGACATCGTGGCCGGTCTTGCTTTCGGCCGTATAGGCATCGAGTGCGGCCTTGCTGACATTCGCCAGGCCGAGATATTGCGCCATGCGGGCGACGATCGTCGGGCGATCGTGCGGGCACTCGCGAATAGCCCGAGCCATCGCACGCTTGATCTTGGCGCGATAGCGGTCGATATCGATGGATTGGACCGGCATGCGAACCGGGAAAATCTCCTGGCTCCAGAAGTCGAGTTGGGAAGGATCGGTCTTCATTGAGCCTTCTCCATCGCTGCCTTGACCTGATTGCGCAGTTCGTTGGCAACGCCGGCCTCGACCAGCATGTCGAAAACGAACAGCACTCTCGTTATGCGGTCGGCCGACTTCCACGCGCGATCGAGATCAACCCGGACGGCGCGTTGTTTGTCGGCTTCGGAGACCTCTTTCGCGGGCTCCTTCGCGGCTTCCAGCACCTTCGAAAGGTCAGGTTCTTTCTTGAGAGCGGCCGCAATCTGCTGCTGTCGCTTCGGACCTTCCTTGGCGAGCTTCAGGAGCATCGACTGATTGTCTGCGGCAGGGGTGCCGCGAAGTTGCGAACGCAAAGTCGGATGCAAATCTTGCGCAATTCTGTTTAGCCGTTCGACTGCGCGCCGAGACACGCCAAGTCGATCTGCAACGTGAACAGAGAAACTTCCGGCTTCGGCCTCATCAGCCAATAATTGCGACAAGTTGGCGCGATTTCCTGGGCGACCAGGTTCAACCTTTCCGTACTTGCTTTCCCAAACATCGCGATAGGACTGCACGAAGATCGCGCGGTCCATCACGGATAGGTCGTTGCGAAAGAGGTTCTCGGTGATCTCGATGAGCTGCGCTTCAGCTTTGTCACCCTCGACGAGCATGGCGTCGATCTCAGGTTCGCCATTGATTTCGAAGGCGCGCAGGCGGTGCGCACCGGCAACCAATGTCCAATTCCCACCCTTTGCAGCGGGGGTGGCGCGCACGGTGATCGGGTTGATTAGGCCATGCTCGACGATGCTTTGCGCGATTGCACGCGCGTGTTCTTCCTCAACCGTCCGCAGACGCTCGGGAACAACGATCTGATCGATAGGGATAAGCTTCAACTCGGCCATCACGCGGCCTCCGCAGCTTTTGCCAACTCGGCCATGAATAGGTCGCCGGCACGAGAGGCTACGCGGTGGTACATGCGGTCAAAAACGCCATCAGCGCGGCGGGCTTCGATGACGCGAACAGCCATCAACATCGTCGAACGTGCGATGCCGAGCATCGAGACGATGCGTCGACGAGGAACGTTGAATTCTTCGTGGAAGATGTAGAGGGCGACTTGTCGCGCGAGGGCCGCGTCCAACATGTGGTTGGGCGGGCTGATGAGGTAGCGCAACGGTAGGTGCGAGAAATGCTGCTGCGAGGCCTTGTAGCAGCAGGCCAGCATGATCGTGAGGCGTTCCGGTTCGGAATAGGGGTTCATTAGAATGCTCCCATCTGATGAGCGACAGCGAGAGCTGCGGCAACGATGCCCGCAACCGTGGTGCTGCCGACGAGTAGCCAATCCAGCAGCCGGCAAGCGGGTGGAATGGAGGGGATAAAGGGATTTCGAGCGCCAATTTTCCCGTGCTGTTTCGTCATTGTGGCATCCAGCGGAAAAGAGGAATGTCGGGGTGTGGCGCGGGCGGTAGCGGCACTGGACAGCCGGGGTTGAGCGAAAGACGCCCTGCCGACCAGCTCAGTGGGCTGGCACCGGACAAAAAAGGCTAGAACAGCCATCCGCCCGCGCCGCGTCATGCCACGGCCCTCTCGCTGTCTGAATAGACAACAGCGGAACGGCGGCCCTGGCGATAGTTCGCCGTGGGTTGGGGGGAGTGGCGGCGGCCGTCAGCCCTGTAGCGGGAACGCCAGAGTAGATTGGGGCGTGTGCCTAACGCTGCCGCGATGGCGCGCTCGCCTGCAACGTGAGGTTCATACAGGGTGTTGCCGGCCGTTCCGGTCGGCAGACCATAGTGTTCGTCGATCCATGTGAGGCTGAGTTTTTTGACGAGGAGCTTGCCTTTTATGCGAGCAACTTCCTCCAACCGCTTGCGTTCTTCGCGGCTAACCTTGCCGCTGGCAGTACCAGAATGCATAAAGTAGTCCTTCCAGAAGGGAGGCCCTGGACCGGCCTCCTTTTTTGGGATGTTGAAATCTGCGAACACAGAAAGGAATAAAACTGAAAACCGTTTTTGTAAAGCGGAAATCAGTTTTATTATGGTGAGGATTTGGCGCGTCCTGAAAGTGAGCCGAAAACGCCTCTCGCTGCACGATTGCGGGCGTTGCGAAAGGCGGTCGGAGATCCAGATCGCGATGAGGTCGCAGAGAAGATCGGTGTTGGAAAAAGCACGCTCGCTTCTTACGAGCGAGGCGAGTCTGAACCGAGCGCTTCTGCTTTGGCCGCCTATAGAAATGTATTCGGTGCAAATGTTCTTTGGATTGTATCGGGAGATGGCCAAATGTTCTCTGATCAGGGCAAAGGACCGCCCCCGAAAGGTCCAATGGATCCAGAGCTGCTAGAGATCATCTACAAAAACGTTGAGATGGTGCATAAGGCTGCGCGCCTCAAAACCCCTCCGCATAAGCTGGCCGTAATTGCCGCTGAAATGTACAATGAACTGTTGGGCCGCGTCGTTGATGTGCGGGACAGAGCGATCGTGGAAGCAGTCATTCCGATATTGGGCAACGAGTTGCGAAAAAGGCTGCTAGAGGCAACGAGCGAACCTGGCTCCGGCAAACGTTCGGCTTCATGATCGTCAAGCCAAGCCTGGATCATGGGGAATTTCACCAACAGTCGGACGCTCCCGGCCATTCAGCCAGGACAACGCCATCAACGATGTAAAGTTGAACCGCGTCCGACGCTTAGCCGAGAACGCGAAACGGCCGCCAAGCAGCGGCCGGTGCACTATGAAACTGTCATGATTTTATGCCGCCCCCAGCATTGCGATTAACAAAGTGTTAGCTAGTAATCTGCATCTCTGCGCGCAAGCGGGCGGAGCTTCGCACGCGTAAGTAGTTTAAATTATGGTTAGCAGTGACGTCAGCTCTCTTAGAGATTCACAATCCTAGGATCGGTCGAAGTCAAAGTTTGAGGGTTTCCACTCACCCTTGATTGAGAGGTACGTATAATCGAGACGTGCGGCGGGGACCGATTGAAATTCAAACATTCGTCTGTGTTCACCTGTCAGCGCCGTTGCACCGAATTGAGCAACGAGCAGAATAGCTATTGCTGAAACGGCCGAGATACAGTGCGAGAGTGTGGCTTTCGAATAATTCGTATATCGGTCGTGTTTCACGCTGTTGTATGCATCGTACCAGGCAAGGCTCCCTGTCGGTCGATCGCTTGCCCAATTCGCGAACGGCTGAATTGGCGCAAGCCATGGATAAGGCGCCAAGAGCACAGAGTACTCTTTAAGTCTCAGGGCTTCACAGGTTTTGAAGTAATCCTTGGTGTTATTCCCAGCGTAGCCATTAGCTTGCAAAACGGATTTCCACTGCGCCTCTACCTCAGTGCAAGCTACGATCAACAAGTTCATAATGCTGGGGCCAAAGGCCTCGGCGTTCGATCCACCAGGTTCGACGACCCTGAAGATGCCAGAAAGTTGCTCGACGATCGCGGACAGGTGATCTCTGCCTCGGGCTATGAACTCACGATCGGTCTCAGCGGGATAGGCCCAAAGGTCGAAACCTCCGAGCGCCCTTGCTATACGTGGATGATAGTGATCAGGAGCAACCGACAACTCTTTAAAACACCAATCGGTTCGATTGGCTGCAAGTCCCCAAGGCTTGCGCAGGCCGTTTCGAAACGATTCTATGAGATTCTCGCCCGGCTCAGCGATGATTTTTTGTCCGGGCTGGATAGTTTCGGCCTCTGCCCTGGTTACTCGCCAAGTGCAATTAACACTGCCAACGGATAGCCAGTATTCCACAAAGTAGCGGGTATCTATTTTGGTTGAAATCTTTGATCCATCAGACATGCTCGACTCAATCTTAAATTCAGTTCGTCTTTACCTAGCATTTTTCCTTTGAAAAGAGGATCAATACATGATCGGCTACGGCATCAGATCTTACCTTTCACGCCATAGTTCGGATGTGGGCTTCCGTAGTAACCGGCCATAATCTTTGCTGCCTTCTGGCCGCACGAGCACTTCAGCCGCTTCTCGATATCCTTCAGCTCTGCGGTATGTCCTGCCTTCTCTTCTAAAGACAGGCGGTCTACCTCGTGCATCTTGCCACATGCGAGGCACCGCACCATGATTGTGGCATCGTGCGGGATGACGTTCAGCGTGCCAAAGTTAGCATTTGTCGGTAGGAATGTTCTCGGCATTCTCAGTCTCTCGGTATCTTGCGCGCCACAAATTCGTTGCGCTCCTTGTTGTTGCATTTCGTACAGCGCAGATATCGACGCCATTGCGCGAGAGGCGTGTGGACATCTCGGCGGCTAAGCCATCGCCGACTGAGCGCGGCATTGTGACGGCAGCGGCTGCAAAGACCGCGCAGTTCCCACCATTCCGGCAGATCAGCTAGGCAGATATCCGTTAGTAGCGCCACGTCGCCGGCCGGAACCACGACCATGCCTCGTGCGAAGATCAGCGGGAAAGCCGACGCCTTTGCTGGCACCAACGACCCGAGCGACTGGCGGCGCGGCGTCGGCTCAATGCTGTCAATATAGGCCATCCAGTTTCCGCGCATGCTCGATCGTCACGACGGCGTCATTCTTCGTCCTCTTCATCTTCAGTGACGGGTATAGGAACCACGTACTCCTCGCACCATTGGTCGATGGCCTCTTCCGGTGACGCCGCGTCGAACCATTTCAGGCGTGCGGGGATACCTTCCCCTCTGTATAGGATGGCCGCAACGCCGGCCGCCTCGCACCAGGCGATTTCGAGCCAGTTGTCTGATGGGCCGGTATTGACTTCGCCGTTGAAGGTTTCCTCTCCCTTGTAGAAATATTCGAACTTGTTTGCGGACTGGAGCCGGAAAATTTCGCGCCGCAGAATGGGGTGCACTTCCTCGTTTGTTTGCGGGCGCAGAACCGTGAAGTAGCCGTCTCGCAGATCGACGGTCGGCCAGGTTCCGATCTCTTGGAAATATCTCTCTCGTAGATACACTTTCTCATCCTCCAAATGCTGCGCGCATGGCGGCTCGTAGTGGGCGAATTGCGGGTTGCGATGAGACACCGACTTAGCCGCCGAAGTCGGCAGCATCATCGCTCTCGTCTCATTTGTTCTTATTATGTTCTTGTTTGGAAAAGAGTCAAGCGGGGGGAAATTCTGAGGCTGCAGACGACGGCCGCGATCGAGGCAGGCGATACCTCACAATGGAACTCCATCGGTTCATTTCGGCAGAAGGATTCCACACGAGCCAGGCGCTCCGCTTTCCCCGTAAATCTTGTATTGTCATTTTTGACGGTATTTGCTAGACAAGTGTCATATATGACATGTGATTCGAAAGGAAACGTAGACATGGAAGCAGAAGATTTTAAGGCGTTTTTGCAGAAAATGGGCCTCTCGGACACTGAGGCTATGCGCAAATTGGGAATTGGCTCCCACAATACCTTGGCTGCCTACAAGCAGAATGGTGGTCCCAACTGGTTGGGCCTCGCATGCGCTGCCATTGTTAACGAGTTGCCTGCCTGGGAAGGCGATAGGGTGCTCGTTCATGCATTCAAAGTTTGGAACCACGAGACCGGTGAATATTTTTTTGGCCGCAGCTTGAGGACCGAGGAAAGCATCCAACGGATCAAAGGCGAGATCGTCCCGGGCAGCAGCAGGTATGTTGATCGTGCAGAAATAAAGGAAGGACGATTTGATATAACCGAAGAGATAACCGATGCTGATAGCCACTACCTTGGTCGATTATTGCAAGTTGCAAAGGCCGACGAGATGCCAGCAGACCAGGTACGAGGCTTTGCGTCGGACATGATCCACCTGCATACCGTAGAAGGTCGAGGAGACCGGAACAAGCTCGCTCGCCTATTCAGCGCCCGTGCGCCAGAAACTGACACTGCGAAGCGCATTGAGGAAGCAATTCGACACTACCTCTAA